GTTTGCCAGTCGCCCGCTCATTTTCCGAGTGTTCAGTATTTGACGCTCGTTCAATAGCGTGGGCGTTACTGAACTTGCTAAACACCTCGGTTGCACAAAGGGGCTCGTCTCCATGCTCGTCAAGCGCGGGATGCCCACGAACAGCGTGGACGCCGCAAATGCCTGGCGCGCCGTAAACGCCCCGCCGCGAAACCGCAAAGACAAAGCCGACCGCCCCATACCCCGGCCCGCTCCGGTCCCCGCGCCCGACATCACGAAATCCGTTTCGCGATCATCCCCGCCCCCGCCGGTATCAAATGATACCACGCCCCGCCCCAGCGACCCCGAGCCCGACGACGAAGACAACACGCCGCGCCAATCCCTCCGCCGCGCCCGGCTCGCCGAGAAAGTCGGCTACAACGAACTCGTCATGTGCAAGCGCAACGGCGGCTCCATCGAAGACATCCGCAAGGCAAACACCATCTACATCGCCGCCCGCAACAACCGCCACAAAGCCGAGCGCGATTTCAAAGACTGGCAACGCCAGGAAGCCATCACCCTCTTTTTCGACGAAGCCCGCGACATCGCCAGCCGCCCGCACATCGCCGTGCGCCAGACCCTCGAAGTCGCCGCCAAGACCCTCGCCCCCCGCCTCCACGGCCAGCCCCAGAGAGCCATCGAAAAAACCCTCGCCGAATGGATCGACGCCCTCACCGCCCTGATCCGCCAATCCATATGAAAATCGAACACCTCAAAACCTCCGACCTAATCCCCTACGCGCGCAACGCGAAAAAGCACGACGCCAGCCAAGTCGCCAAGCTCGCCGGGAGCATCCGCGAATTCGGCTTCACCAACCCCGTCCTCATCGACAAGGACAACGGCATCATCGCCGGTCACGGTCGCGTCCTCGCCGCTCAATCCCTCGCCCTCGAGACCGTCCCCTGCATCCGCCTCGGCCACCTCACCGACACGCAGCGCCGAGCCTACATCCTCGCCGACAACCGCCTCGCCGAGATCGGCGGCGGGTGGGATGAGGAAATGCTGAAGCTCGAGCTGGCGGATCTCGCCGCCTTGGATGTCGATGTCGCCGAAATTGGTTTTGGCGCGGAAGACCTCGCCGAGCTCGACATGGAAGAAGAGGCGGAAAAATCAGACGCCGACGCCGAGCCACAGATCGACAAGGCCGAAGAACTCCGCGCCAAGTGGGGCGTTGAGCCGGGGCAGCTTTGGGAACTCGGCGCGCATCGGATTCTCTGCGGCAACTCCACGATTCCCGATCATGTGGAGAAGCTCATGGGCGGAGATGTGGCAGATTTGTGTTTTACTTCGCCGCCCTACGGAGCCGGCAATGTTGCAAAACTGCGCGACCATTATGTGCGTGGAGCAAAAAAACGAGACTCGTTTTACAAAGACCACAAAGACGATCCAGACCAATGGGCAAAACTTATGGAAGCGTGGTTTACAGCTATTCGCCCACACACCCGATGCGTCATTTGTAATGTGCAGATGCTTGCAGATAATAAATCGGATTTGATGCGTTGGGTTGCTGATCGTTCCAACGATTTGGTGGATGTGGTGATTTGGGACAAAATCAATGCCGCCCCTCAAATGCAATCCGGGGTGATGTCTAATGCTTTTGAATTTTTGTTCGTTTTTGGAGGAAACGGATCTCGATCTATGCCTTTCGCAGATTGGCATGGAACTGTTTCCAACATTGTAAGGATTGATCCGCGCGGAAAAAATGAAAACGCTGACAATCACCGCGCAGTAATGCCAAAAGATCTGCCGTTATGGGTGATGAATACTTTATGCCCTAAAGTTTCATCGGTGTTGGAACCTTTTTGCGGAACAGGCACAACCATCATCGCCTGCGAGCAGCTTGGCCGCAAATGCCGCGCCATCGAGATCAGTCCCGCCTATGTCGCCGTGGCGATCCAGCGCTGGGCCGACGCCACCGGCAAGACACCCAAGCGCCTCGCATGACCCCCGCCGCCGAAGCACTGCGCGAACACCTCCGCTCGATCTACGCGCCCATTGACCGGCGCACCGTGACCGAGTGGTGCGAGGAGGAAGTCATCTTGTCCGAACGCCAGACGCAAATGCCCGGCGCGTTTTCGTGCCGCATGACCCCCTACCTCCGCGAGCCGCTCGAGTGCTTCGGCGATGTGGATGTTTCCGACCTCGTGCTCGTCTTCGGAACGCAAACCGGCAAGACCACGATGATTCAAGCAGGCACCGCCTGGCGCATCGTCAATAAGCCCCAGCCCGTCGTCTGGGTCATGCCCACCGAAGGCCTCGCCCGATCCTTCTCCGAGACCCGCTGGCTCCCGCTCTTTGAAGACAGCGCCACGCTCCGCGAGCAAATCCCCAGCGACCGGCACAAATTCAAAAACCTCGAGCAGCATTTTTCCAGATGCTCCCTCGTCTTCGTCGGGTCGAACTCCCCCGCGAACCTCGCCAGCCGTCCCGCCGGTCTTCTCCTCATGGACGAGGTGGACAAATTCGCCCGTGAGACCGACAGCGAGACCAGCGCCCTTTTCCTCGCCGAGAACCGCACCAAGAGTTTCGTCGGCGCGCTTCGCGTCAAGACCTCCACCCCCACCACGCCCGACGGCGCGATCTGGCAGGAGTATCTGAAAGGCACCCAAGAAAAGTATTTACTCCCTTGCCCGCATTGCCACGAACGCATCGAACTCCTCTGGGACCAAGTGCGCTGGGATCAATCCGCTCGCGGCGAAGACGCCCGGTGGAACATGGCCCGCGTCGAAGAATCCGCCCACTACCTCTGCCAGCGATGCGGCGGCGAAATCAACGACGGCCAGAAAATGGAAATGCTCGCCGCCGGCCAATGGTCCGCCACCAATCCCGCCGCCCAACGCGGCTTTCGCTCCTTCCACCTCAATTCCCTCTACGCCCCGTGGCGCTCCTGCACCTTCGGCGCGCTCGCCGTGAAATTCCTCCGCGACAAAGACACCATCAACGGCCTCCAGGATTTCACAAACTCCACCATGGCCATGCCCTGGGAACAGGTCCAGACCTCCGTCGGCGAAGCCGATGTCCTCGCCCTCCGTGGCGACTACCGCCGCGGCTCCTGCCCCATCGAGCCCGACATCGTTCTCTTCGGAGCCGACATCGGCCTCGAGCGCCAGCACTGGGTCACCACCGCATTCGACAAAGAAGGCAACGCCACCGTCCTCGACTACGGAACCACGCTCGCCATCGAAGACCTCGACGAACCCCTGTCGCGCACCTACACCACGCCCACCGGCCAAAGCGCCCAGCCCCTCGTCGGCCTCATCGACTCCGGCTTCAGCACCTACCGCGTGTATCATTTTTGCGCGAAGATGCACCCCCGCCTCCACCCCGCGAAAGGCTCCCAAGCCATGACCGGCCGCCGCCCCATCACCATGACCGCGCTCGACGAATTCCCCGGCCTCGGCCTCTACACCTACATCGACGCGTTACTGAAGGACGAACTCTACCAGACCCGAATCAAGGAGCGCAAAATGGGCCTGCAAATCCCCCTCGACTCCGACAACGAATTCCTCCGCTCCCTCGGCGGCCAAATGAAAGTCCCCCGCCGCACCGCCGCCGGCACCGAACTCATCTGGAAAAAACTCGCCGCCGATCACTACGGCGACGCCCTCAAACTCTGCGTCGTCGCTTGGCGCGAGTTGAAAAAATGAACTGCCCGAATTGCCACCACCGAAAAAGCCGGATCGTGGACACCCGCTCCCGCCGCCGACGCCACGAGTGTCTCGCGTGTCACACCCGCTGGAGCACCGTCGAGCAAATCATCCCAGGCACCACCGCGATAAAAAAAAACCTTCAGCCAAAACATTCCTCAAGTTCCCAAAGCTGGCTTGAAAAAATCCAAGCCAAACTCGCCGAAGCGTAGCCCCCCGCCCGCCGAGCCAATATCCATGCGGCTCCGCAGCCCATAAAAATATTTTCACTTTTCTTGAAAAAAAGTTGTTGACGGGAAATCAAGTTTGTGCGAAGGTCATCCCAGATCGAAGCCACCACGGCGACGACGAAACCAAAAACCAAAACAAAAAATGACAACAGCAACACAACTCAAAGCAGGCACAGAAACAGGTTCATTGATGAATCACATTATCAGCGGATGCCGGATGTCGGCTCCAGAAACAGGAATGGGTGCAACGATCCTCGGCTGGACTGATCGCCGCGCCTGCACAATTACCCAAGTAAGCAAAAGCGGAAAGCGGGTTGGAATAGTTGAGGACATTGCAACCCGTGTTGACGAAAACGGAATGAGCGACTCTCAAGAATACACATTCGAGCGCGGCACGGGGTCGCCAACCTTTTTCACCCTTCGCAAAAATGGCGCATGGGTTCGCCAAGGCGAATCAATTCGCGGTCAGCGTCTCGCAATCGGCAAGCGCGATCACTACTACGATTTTTCGTTCTAACCTTACACGGCGCGGGTTCAATCCCCGCGCCACCCCCTTCTCATGGAATGCAAATTCTGCCAGTATGAAATGGTTGAAGATGATAAATATGGTTGTCCAAATTGTATGAGCGAAGGATTAAATTCCACCCACGGCGGTCGGCGCAAAGGCGCCGGCCGTCCCAAGGGCCGCAAAAGTAAAAACGCCAAGGGCCGCACCGCCGTCACGCGTTCCATTTCCATGAAGCTTGAAAGTTGGGCAAAGCTCGACAGCCAGCGCGGCACCATCTCACGCGGAAAATTTATTGAGTCCAAACTTTGACTCCCCGGCAAAACACGCAGGCAGGCGAGTAACATAGCCAGGTCATCCCTCTCCGGGTTGCGCCGCAACGCGTGAAGGAGCCTGGCGGGATCGGGGGGCCGGAAGCCCATTTTACTCCCAAAACCCGGCGACTGAAAAGGTGCGGCCGCACCGTCCCTGCAAAATCCCCCTCGGCGCCCTCTGTGTTCTCTGTGGTCAATCCAATCGTTTGACACCCCGCCTCCGGCATGGACAAAGCCCGTGCCTTTTCGGCTTACAAAGAATTTCTCCGCGAGTCGGGTAAAACCCGCGCCCAGCTCCTCCAACTCGCCGCCGATCTCGAATCCGGCATTGAAGATGTCACTCTGTTGACCGTCTCCACCGAAGGCTCCTCTTCCAGCGGAATGAAGAGCGACCTCACGCGCGAGGCCCGATTTGCCGCCGTCATGGAAGTCATCGCCGAAGGCACCGGTGGGCGACAACTCATGGCATTTCCCGACTACCGGCACTTCCACTCGCAGACCTGACTTTTTGACAGCGAGCGGACGGGCATGGCGGAAATCAAAGAAATCAAAAAATCAAAACGCGGCGGTGCGCGCCCCGGAGCCGGTCGTCCCCGCAAAATTTCCGACCCCCAAGCCGCCGCCTTCGAGGCCGCCACGCGCACATCGAACACGAACAGCAGCCGCGCGTGGATTTACATGCCGACCATCCAGCCCCGGAGCGAATTCGGCCAATACGAGCGCACCGAGCTGATCCGCAAGGCCCACTGGATGTATAACAACCTCGGCATCGCCGCGCGAGCCATCGATTCTGTGGCCCGCTACTCCGCGCCGCTCACGCCGCAGGCTCGCACCGCCGACACCGATTTCAACAAAGCCGTCGAGCGCCTTTTTGAAGACTCGTGCGGCACCGCCGCATTCGGATTCGACGCCGCCGCCGAAGTCAATTTCTACGAAGCACAGCCCTACATTTTGCGCCAAGTCGCGCTCGACGGAGATTTTTTCTGGCAAAAAATCCTCTCCCGCTCCGGCCGCGGCATGGTCCGCTTCATCGCCGGAACCAGCATCGCCAACAGCGGAGGCAGCAGCACGACCGGAGATTGGCACGACGGCGTGCAAGCCGATGATTTTGGCCGCCCGATCGCCTTCAATGTCGTCCAGTCGATCAATCCCGCGAAGGCCACGATCGTCAGCGCCGACGAACTCCACCAAGTCCGCAAACACTACCGCCGCGGATACCTCCGCTCGCCCTCATGGCTCGCCCGCGCCTGCAACCACCTCCAGGATGTCAGCGAAATCCTCGCCTACGAGAAATCGTCGGTGAAATTAAATTCGCAAATCGCCTTCGTCATCACCTCGCCCGAAGCCGGCCGCATCGGCCTCGGCGCAGGTCTCCAAAAACAAACATTTCAAGATGTCGGCGAGGTCACGGTGGACAAGCTCTACAACTCCTCCGGCATCCCGCAGCTCAAGCCCGGCGAAGAGTTGAAATCGTTTTTCAACAACCACCCGAACACAAATTTTCAATCCTTCCTGAACTACCTCGTGCGAGACATCGCCTGGGGCATGGGCCTCTCGCCCGAACTCCTCTGGGACATCACGAACTCCGGCGGTGCCAACACCCGCTTCCTTCTCGAAGACGCCAACTTCTTCTTCGCCGAGTGCCAGTCCCTCCTCCTCGAACAATTCTGCCGCCCGTTCTGGACCTTCTGGGTCTGGAACGAAATCAAAAGCGGCCGCCTCAACTACCGCGGTGACGATTGGTGGCGCGTCGATTTCATCCCGCCCAAACGGCCCAGCGTAGACCTCGGACGCGAAGGCAGCCTTTACCTCTCGCTCGTCCGCTCGGGCCTTATGACCCGCAAGCGCTACTTCTCGATGCTCGGAATGGACGACGAGACTGAGGAGGACGACCTGATCGCCTCCGCCGTGCGCTTCAAGAAGAAATGCGAAGCCGCCGGCATCAATCCGCTCGAAGTCATCCCGCCACCGCCCGGCTCTCCCAATGTGCTCATCGAACAAGAAAACCAAAACGACGACGAGCCGCCTCGAAACCCACGCCAACCAGCCACACAACCATGAAACAACCCACCCACAAATTCTATGCAATGGAAAAAACCGGCGACGATGAAACCACAATCCACCTCTATGACGAGGTCGGTGCTTTCGGCGCAGGCAGCAAAGACTTCCTCGCAGACCTCGCCAAACTCGACGGACAGCACATCCACCTTCGCATCAACTCCCCTGGCGGAAGTGTTGTCGAAGGCACTGCAATCTACAACGCCCTCCGCCGCCACAAAGGCGGAGTGACCGTCCACATCGACGCACTCGCCGCCTCGATGGCTTCGGTCATCGCCATGGCCGGCGCGCCCGTTTACATCGCCGACAACGCCCT